AGTAACTGATTCATTCCAACCAATTTGATAACCTGCTGCTTCAATAGTTTTGGCTGCTTTTTTGTAAGCATTTGATGCAACCTTAATTTCAAGTTCTCCTACTCCAACTTCTACTTCTGCCTTTACTCCAGCCTTTTTAAGAAATGACTGGAAATACCTTGCTTCAGCGTTCATATCATCTGCATCGTTGGCAGGAACTATAATAGTCTTCACTGCTTCATTTATTAAACGCTTTTGTGTTACCATGCCAGTTAACATAGTATGTTCATTAATGGTTTTAGCATTTTTAAATAATTTATTATATTGTTCTTTTAAAGGTTTCATTATCTAATTTCCTTTTTATGGATGATATTTTACAGGTGGATTTTCTAAATCATACTTAGACATTTTTGGATTATTTGCAATTTCAATTAGTCCGCCTTGTAATTCTTTTGCAAATATATCAGGACTATTTGCTCCACCGACTCCTACTCCTGCTACTCCAATTCCTGGTGCACCGTTTGAATTTTTTGGTCCATATTTACTTTGTTTATCTGTTAATGCCATAATTGCTCCTATTTTTAAAATCCATCAATAATATCAAGTATTAAAGAATGTATGTTTGTATATTTAGTATTAACTGTTTTTTGTACGGATTCATTTACCGGACTCATAAAAGCTCCTTGAGTTGATGGGTTAGATACAAAGTCAAAAGCTATAAGCTCAAAATCTGGTTGAACTTCTAATGTATCTTCTCCTTCTCCCATAATCTCTTTTACCGATCCCATTCCTCTAGAACTGATTCCTAATTTAATGCCGGCTTTAAATAATTCCTTTAATATTTTACCATTTGGAGTATCTAAAACTTCTACTTTTCCTACTAAATCATTTCCGTTCCAATCCATACCAAGTACATTATGTGAAACGTTATTAAGGTTTACTACAGATGAATCTGGATGGTCTAACTCGCCTAAAGCTCTTTTTTCTCTAATAAATGAATCAGAATATTTTTTAGCTTCACGCATTAAAACATTACGTGGATATACCCGGCCATTATGATTTTTAGATTCCGCTCTTTGTAACACCCCATTAACAATTAATTTTCCATCATTGTGAGTGAGAGACTCATTAATCTCATTTGAACTCACTTCAAATAATGTATAATCTACTAATAATTGTTTACCCATTTTAATCCTTTAATTTATATTTTTACGTTAGGATAATTCCACATCCGATAAGTTTGTTGTTTTAAAAATTTCTGTTTAGCTTCCATAATAGGAAGTTTTTTATTAATTGGGTCTCGCATGAATTCTTGCCAATTTTCATATGTTTTCATATTCAAACCTTATTGTGATAATTCTTTTATTCTATTTGATATTTTAACTAAACGTTCGCCAATCTTACCAAATCGCCTGCTGGTTGATTTCCAAAAATGTGATGCATCAACACCTGCTTCTAACTTAAGCTTTAAGTTGTGGCTAACTGTTTTATCAATTTCGCCTAACATACGATTTACTTCTTGTATTGATCGATTAACTTTTTGTGCTGGAGTAGATGTTGGATCTTTTTTATAATCACGATAAGACGCTTCATTTAATTTATACATTTGTGATATCATACGTTTATACATTGATGCTTCTTTTACCATTTTATATCCAGTACTTGAAGTAGAATATTTTTTTCTTTTCTTTTTTGACGCTGGCGATTTATCACCAAATGCATTTGGAGTATCATATCCAGCTACCCCACCGGTGGTACTTGCTTCTTCTAACTCTTCTTCACACTCGCCACATTCATTAACTGATTCACCTACTAAATTAAGATGACCACTAACATCATCTATGTTTAGTTTCAATTTTTTGGATATAGCATGATATATAGGTGTTAAATGAGTTTTCCAATTATATCTAGATCCTAGCTTGTCCTTTGCAGCATAAAACATTTTTTCAACTTTTTGTTGATCTGATGTAGATAATCCTTCATTAACTGATTCAGGTAATTGACTGATAGCATCCGCCAACTCTTCTGCCTCTTCTGCTGATTCTATTCCGATAGAATACCCTTCATCCTCGAGCCACATTTCTAAGGCCTGATCATAATCTTCACCTGTATCTCTAAAATATTTTTGAAAATCTTTGTCGCTTTCAATTTTCTTTTTAATCCTTTTTACTTTAGATGTAGATAATCCTTCATTAACTGATTCTAATATCTTTAATTGAGTTTTTATATCTTTAAGTAATCCCATAATTAAAGTGCCTTTTTAAGTACATATACTGATCCTCCGGAGCCACCGGATACTTTCAAAACAGATAAATCTACTACGCCGGCTCCTATAAGTGATGCCGCTGCTACTGTGCCGCCGTTTGTTAACGTGATAGTAGAATCTGATGCCGCAGCGCATATAACAGCGCCATAGCCAAATTGAGATCCAGTAAAATCTGCTTGGGTTCCACCTGCAACTGTTACTGATTGAATATAGGCGCCCGGGTGACCCATTACATCTATATTTTTTTGTTGGTCTGTCCTGTTATCTGTATATGGTCCTTGGCTTACTCCATTACTCATCTTTTATCCTTTTACAATTTTTAATTCTTTAATAAGTTCATAATACTTTAACATTGTTAAAATATGTTTATCTTTAATAAATCGTACATCTTTTAATTCATTTAACATTTTGGTTACTTGTTTAAGTTTAATTTTAATTACCCTTGAACTAACACCAGATGTCAATTTTGTAATATTATTTTGTATTTCCGGGATTTTAGATTGAATATATTCTTGTAGTGTTATTGAATTTGATACATTATTAATATATTCCCGTAGTATACTTTTTTGATTTTCATTCAACGTATTGTATTTATCGTTAAACCTATCAATAAGAATCTTATAAGACAATAACCGAATATCTTTTTCTTGTTTTGAATATGTTTCTGAAACTAATGGCTTTTGTTTATTTTTTGTAGCAGTGACATGCTCTATTAATGTTTGTTTGGATTTCATTAATGACGCCGGATTATCAATCGAGCTATATTCAAATAATTTATAAATTGATGCAAACACTTTATAGTTAGGTATTCGCGATTTAAAAAATTCTTCAAGTAAAAATGTACTTTTAATGTCTTTAATCAAATTATATTTTCGTCGGCGTAATACACTTTCATTTAACTTTTTTCGAGCTTCTGCCGATACTGTAATAAATTTATCTGCCAAGTGTTCAGTTTTAAATTTTTCTTCTGAAAGTGCCTTGTATAAATTTAATTCTTTTGTTAGTTCTGATTTAGAATTAAAATGCTTTTTAATTAAATTTACCGATTTAGATCTTTGGTTATTCATAGTATCAACTGCTATTTGCCGTACTAATAATTCAAATAAAATACCAGTGTTTTTAAACTTTGAATGTTTAATATTTTTCATTAATATATCCTCATTGTCATGCTAATGTACGTTTTTAATAAATATTACATTATTAAAGAATCATCTCTCTTTTTCTTCTATTAAATTCGATTCATCTAGAAATGTACCTTTATCAATTTTAGACTTATCTATTTCTTCAGACAGACTTTCTTGTATAATACCATTTGTCTTTTGTTTCTGTGATAACATATCAATTAAAGCCTTATGATCTGAAGAAATGTTTTCTGTACTCAACGGACTTCCATTTTTATATTTATGTTGTAATGGATTTGGATCTGGCATATATGTTTTCGAAAGTTCTTTGGCTGCTAATGGGTCTCTACCAAATGCGTTTCTATGTTTGCCCCATGAATTTGTTTCTTTAGATCTCCCGGGGCCAGCAACTGGATTATCTGCTCCTTCGTCTTGGGATCCAGGAATTTCCATTTTATTAGCGACATGCATGGCAGCTATATCATGAGGAGTTCCAAATGATTGGTTTGTCTTTTTAGGATCATTCCCTTCACTTTTAATTTGTTCTTTTCTATAGTCTTGTTTTAGATCTTCAATAACCTGTTCTTGTAACGCTTGCCATTCACTATCACTCATATTAAAAATATTTTTGTAAATCCATTCTTCTGAAAACAACATGGATTCTTTCATTGTCGTTGACACACCCATTTTTGATTCTATCAATTCTATTTTTTGTTTTTCATATATTATAGATGGACTAGTTAAAGCAAGTTCAAAATTAATTAAATCTTCATTTGTATATCCTTGAGAAAATAAATGAACAATAGCTATTTTTGTTAATTCTGAAACTATTATTCTTTGAATCCGTTCTATTGTTCTAGCAAATCTAATATCTTCTGCTGCTAATGTTGCTTTTCCTTCTATACCCTCATCAAATCCTAAAAAGGCTTTTGGTATTTTTAAGGAAGCCATCATTTTATGTTTTATATAATCTATATCTTCGATTTGTCCTTCATTCGTTAGACCCGCAAGTGCTTCTATATTCGTACCAGATTCGGCACCTCTTACAGGAAGATAATAATCTTCCAGCATATTTTGCAAATTAAATTTTAAATTGTAATCACCAGTAGTTTCATCTATATAAGGAACTTTTTTCATTTTGGCGATAATATTTTGCATATGTTGATCAACTTCATTTGGTGGAATGTTACCAACATCTACTTTAAATATACGACGTTCTGGGGCCCTCATTATTCTATGAAGTAACATTGCATCTTCCATTAACATTAATTGTTTAAAAGTTTTACGTGCTGATTCGATCATTGATTTACCATACGGTAAAAAATTAGTATCTGATAATAATCTGAAATGAGCTATTTCATAATTTTCAAATTCTTGCTGGCCATAGGTTCCGGAAGCTCCTGTGCCTTCGAAAATAAATTTTACGGAATAAGGATTATTTGGGTCATATCCTTCTTCTCTGCGAATTTCATATGCCGATAATGGTTCTACATTTACAATTCCAACTTCATCATCAATATCCAAATGTAAAAAGAAATCTCCATATTTACACATATTACGAATCCATGGCCATAAATTATAATCAACATTTATAATATCATAAAATAAATTATGAAGAATTTTTCTAATTTCAACATTATCACTCTTTATTACTAATAAATCATTTTCTTCATTTTTTACTGTACTTTCATCAGCGTATATATCTAATGCGGATGCTATAATTGGATCCATATCCATTGCTTCATAATCTGTAAATAATTCTAATTTATTTTGATGGAAATTTTGGGATTGATTATATGGACTTGCTGAACTGTATGCTGTTGAAGTATGAAGTCCAGCATACCTATCTATCATTCGTGTTCCTCTAGGATTCCCTGAAGATTGTAATTTATCTGTATCGACTACTTTTAGTCGTTTCTTTCCTATTCTACGTACTATTGCATTTGTCGAAAATAATCTCTTTAATCTCGATCTTAATGATTTGTTTGTCATTCGTTTCCTATTTTATATAAATATTACAAAAGCCAAGTTAAATCGGTATTTTCTTGCCCCGATGGGTTCCATTCCCAACCTGTGCCTCTTTGTGGTTTTGAGTCGTAAACTCCTTCATTTTTGTGAATATGTGATACTGCTGTACGGGTTAAATCTATTCCTTGTTGATGTAATTTTAATGCAGTATCTCGTATCCATAAACCGATACAAAATGATATTACTAAATCATCATTATAACCTCTTTGTGCTTCTGCCTTTGACCCGTTCCAAATAAAAACAAATAATTCATCTATTAATCGTTTACTTCGGACAATTGGAGCCTTTTCCCTAAAATATGTTTCTAATTTTGATATTAATAATGGTCTAGTTCTGGTAGTCGTTGAAAAACCTGGAACCATTTGACTTTTATTTTTTAAATCGTAACCCTTTTTTAAATGGATATTTTCATCTAAATATCCGTCTTGTTTATATGAATAAAACAAATTTGAATATTTACGGTCAATTGCCACTTGTATAACTGCCCATCCTACATTTGCATTTTCAATTACTAATAAAGCATTATTATATTCTGTTGCAATTGCAATCAACATATTTCCAAATTCTGTTGTACCTATCTTTCCTTTATATTCTGCTACTTGTGCCATTGATTCAATTTCAATTACATGGCATGCCGAGTAATCTAATCCATCACCTCTAGCAACGTCTGCTACAACTATATACTTTTTGGAAAAATCTGCATATTCCCAAAGTCGTAAATTACTATCAATCCCTCTCATTTCAATTGGATCTTTAACATAAGTTTCTTCATACCATTGCAAAATTGGACCGTCTACAACTGTATGTCCGGATGTGATAAAATCACAATCACATTCTTGCGCGGCCATTTTTTCACCCAATAATTCTGTCTGCCTGTCTCTCCAAACTTGATCTCTATCTGGATGTAATGACCAATGCAATCTAATTGCATTAAATTCACTACCAATTTCTGCATCTGCCCATGTTTTATGAAAAAAGTTACCAGTGCCATTAGGTGTAGATAATATAATTGAATCACCACCTTCTGCTAATGTTTGTTGTGCAGATGCCCAAATATCATCTATTCTATCAATAAACGCAGCTTCATCTAAAACTAATAATGATAATGCTTCTGACCTGGCAGCATCTACTTTACTTGAAATGGCTTTAATTTGTGACCCATTTGCAAACCTAAGTGAAAGTTTATTATCTTCAATTGATTTTCCCCTTAACCAACTTGGTAGATTTTCATGCATAACTCTAACTTTTGTTACTAAGTTTTTAGCTACATCTTGTTTGGTGGCAATTACTAAAACATTAAAATCTGATTTAAAAATCATACACCATAAAGAATAACCAGCAGTTAATGTAGATATTCCTAATTGTCTTGATTTAAGAATTATATTATATCGATGGTCTTTAAAACTAGACAATGCATTTTCTTGAAAATCATATAAATTAAAATAAATTTTGCCTTTGGTGGGATGTTGGATAATACAATACTTTTTCATAAAATGTATAGGGTCCTTAGCACATTTTATATACTCATCTTTAATTATTTCTTTTAGTGATTTCTTTTTCATCATGTATTATTATAAATATAATAAATTTTTTGCAATAATCCTAATATTATTTTATGTTTTTTACTACCCAAGAACTAGTCAGGATTGTTCCTACTCCTATTCCAAACCAAACAAATTTTGATTCGTACCATTTTGGCTTTGTAACCGCATATAAATTTTGATATTGATTAATCTGAGCTGTTAATAACTGGATTGTTGTGTCTTGATAATTACTTATTAATTTGTCTTGTTTAGAAAGAGTTTGATATCTTTGTATTTGGCTTTTGAAGTTGCGGAGCAATTCTGTTCTTACACTGTCCAGATATTCTAATGAATCAATATGAGCCGAAATATTTATTACTTCTGTCTCTGTAAAACAAGTATCTTGTGCGTAACTGAAACTACTTATAAATAGAAAAAAAATTACAATTAATTTCTTCATTTTACCTCCAAGCCAAATATTTAGTTTTTCCTTTTATTTTACATGCCTTTAATACCTGACCTCTATTATTATCTGCATTATAAGAAACATGAACCCAATTAGGATTTTCATCTGTTCCAAATTCCCAAATTAGTTGATCAAAATATAAATTCTTTTTTATGTAATGAAACATTTCAGCGTTAGTCTTGTGTCCATAAGTATCATCCAAATCAAATGCAGCTCCGTTATTTGCACAATGTTGAGAACTTTGAGCTCCTCCAATTCGTTTATTTAATTCTGCACTTCTAAAACAACTATTAATTTTAATAGGTCCGGATGCCCATTTTCTCAAAGGTTCAAAAATATTTTCAGCAGCTGATTGAATTCTTTTTAATTGTTCAATATCTGGAATGTTGTCAATATCATTTCTAATAGCTGTTTGACTATAAATAGCTTCTCTATAACTTATATGTTCTGAGATTTTCATTTCTTTTTTTTACCTATTGATTTAAGTTTTTTTGAAGCTTTTTTTACAGATGGTTTTTTCTTTTTCGGGTTTCCTTTTTTAACTTTCTTTTCAAGGGCTGCAATTTTCTTTGCTCCTTCTTCAATATCACTTGCAATCTGAACCCTGGTGTCTTTAGCCTTTTTGATCTCTTCCGTTACTATAACGATTTTTTTATCACGTTCTTTGATATCTTTCTTAATTTCTTTTTGCTCTTTTTTGCGTTGGGACGATTTCATAAAGAAAATAGCTGCAAGTAATCCGCCAATAAACGTAACTAAAATTCCCCAATATTTTTTTAAAATATTCATCTTTATCCTTTAAGTTTTAATAAAATCTTTTCTATATCTTCTTTGGTCTTCCAAGTACCTTCGTCCATTATATCACTCATATGTATTGCTGCTTCTTCTTGGTATAAATACCAAATACCCTTTTCAACATGAAACATAGCAAGATGACCTGTTTTATGTCCATTGAACTGCATCCATGGATCATTTGGATGACGATCCTCTTCAACCGACCAATCTTTAACTGGTCTACGCCTAAAGTATTTTATAAGTTCCTTAGCATTTTGATGTAATTTCCGACGTTTATCTCCGAAATCCCATGGGTTTTGTTCTTTTAATATATTCTTAATTTCTTTTTGAATATGTCGTCTTACTTCTGTAAGTTCTAATTCTGCATTTTGATCAATAGATTTAACTGTATCTTCTAACGCCTTTTCTATCCGCTTCTTCTTTTTTGTTAGTTTTTTGAGATGTCCTAAATGTTTTGCTCTACTTTTTTCATCCTTTGCATTTTGCCATAATTTCAAATGACGTTTCATGACGCCAACTATTTTTTGTAAATCATTAGCTACTTTAGTTGCAGATTTTTTTGGTGATGCCATTTTTATTCCTTTGGTCTAAATTTTTCAGCACAAGTTACGCCTAGTCCAACACAAACTAAGTACATCATACCATCAAATACAAATTCCTGTAATGGAATTTCGAAAAATATATTACATATAAATGCAGTAGATAATAAAGCAAATGCTATTAATGTAATAAATCTCTTGGATGAAGTTTGTCCATCAACATCACTCATCATTTTTGCAAAAAATTCTTTCATTTCTTTTTTCCCTTTTTATTTTTAGTTACTTCATATTGTTTGAAAATATTCTTTTTAAGTTTTTTATAATCCTTATCAAGCTTTTTAAATATAACTTCTTTATCGGGCATATCCCATTCTTCCATAGAACCATCGCTATTAACAAATTGTGTTTTTTCTTTTAACGCATCTTTAATAACTTTTACTTCTTCATCAGTTTGCTTAAAAAATGACTTTACATTTTCAGTCATTTTCTTTTTCTCGTAATCTTCGTATTTACCTTCTATCTTTAATTTATGTTCCATATCAATAACACAATCTAAACACATACCATGTACTGTTTTCATCTTTTTATCTGCTGCACATGGTGAAGTACACGTACACGTTTCTTTTGGACAATTTTGGAATGTATGTAAATAATCTCTTGCTGCTTGCAATTTGCTATGTTTAATACGAAATCCGGCCTTTTGTTCCCAAGTAACTTCTTCTCCGGATGATGAGTCGGTTTCTGTCCATATTTCACCGACTGCTCGTTTTTTATTTTTTTCGGCAGCCTTTTCTGGGTCACCAAAATAAAATGATTTGTTGGTCTGACGACGATGCGTTCCAGACAACATTTCTTTTAATGCTTTTACATTTTGTAGTTTTTTTGCCATAATAAACCTAATTTCTTTTTTAATAAATATGCAACTATCTTGTAAACTTCATAAGGCCTAACAATTGATTTACCGGTGCAAACAGTCCTGTTAACTTATAAGTTTTTCCTTTATAAACAAATACTATACCTTCTGCCGGCACTATTTTTTCAAATCCACCCATATCTTCTATACGCTTTAATTGATGTTCTAATTTTTCTAAATCTTCTAATTTTCCAGAAGCTTGAATTTTTTTGATTTCTAACGCAATATTTTTACGTAAATCTTGTACACTTTCTTTTGGATTAACGGCAAGGTAATCTGATATGTTATGTAATACATCAACTCCCAACTCTAAAAATATTTTTTCAAATTGATAAATATTTTTTTTATTTTGTTTGACGAAATCCATTTTATCAAATTCTATTGCACTTTTTAATACTTCTGGGTCCGGGATTGATTTACCATTTAATCTAAATCCTTTATCGTTATATGCCCATCTTTGAAGCAATCCAGCCTTCACTTCTTCAGATGCCGTTGGAAATTTTTCGTTAATAAAATTTTCCCACCACTGTTGATGATATTTCATGATCTCATCAGAATCTTTTAATTTAAATTCTTTTTGCAATTGATTTATTTTATTTAAGTAATATGTTTCTTTCTTTTCAAAATCCGGTAAACGGTTCATTGTTAATATTTTAGGTGGAATTATTTTAAAATACTTTTGTACGTCTGCATTTACACCAGCAATTAATTTTTGTAATATTTCTCCATATTCAGGATAATCAGTTGTCTTTTTTCCTTTTTCATCATATTCTGTCAATCCGTGAAATTGCAAATATGCACCTGGTCCATATGCAATTACATTTTTAGTAGCTGGATAAATAATTTCTAAATTTACAAATCTTTTTCCATTTTGAAATAATTCCATGCGCTCATCTTCTGGCAAAGATAATATTGCTTTTTCTAAATCTTCCATTGCATATGAAAATGCATCAGTTATATTTCCTCTTCCACCAAATTTCATTTTAACTTGCTTAACGTCTAAAGGATTTAATATTTCTGATTTGTTTCGTGCTGCTCCTACTTTTCCATCTTTAAATGTAACTGCTAATGCCTGTCCATCAGTCTTTTCTGTTACGTCCTTTTCTAAATTTAATTTACCATCTAACGATAATAATATAAGTTTTTTAAGATCTTTAAATGTTAAATCTCTATCATCAAATGGATGATTCATATGTCCGGCAGCTCCGCCTTCAAGTAGCAGTCCTTCATTAACTGATTCATAAACCTTATAGTTATTAAAGTGATTCATGTCTAAAAGCCGCATAGCTTCTGCTGAACCACTTCCATCTTTAGGTGCTAATATCTGCCATTGGTTTTTTCGTACTT